GAACAGACAGTCCATTACGATGAGGCCGATTGTGACGGGTTGTGTTTGATGCAAGACATCAAAATGGAGCTGTATGCGGAGGGATAGTATACCGCGCAATTTGGGGAGAAAGTTTCACAGCACACATGATACACACGATCCACAGGAAGTATAAGTGGTATAATGAAGTCGCAATATGTAATTTGCTTGGTACTGCCGGTCCGGGTATGCCGGAACACACCGATGCAGACCATTGATAGATAGGCGGGAGGGCGACCCCCGCCTTTTCCATGCCCGTTTCATTTCGTGATGCGCTTCCCATGTACCATTGAGGTACGGAGGCAGCGCATGGCAAAGCCGGATTGGAACAAGATACGAGCTGAATATGAGGCCAAGGGTACGCCATATCGCAAATTGGCTACAAAATATGACGTGTCCTTCAACACGCTCGGGAAGCGGGCTACACGCGAAGGATGGGTTCAGAATGGCGACAACTTGAACGAGAAAGTGGCAACAGCTGTACGACAGAAAGTAGCAGATCGCCGGGCCACGCGCATTGTCGATGCAATTGATCCCGCATTGGAAGCCACGCAACTGCTGAATGACCTGGTGCTGAAAACCCTGCGCGATCCGGATCAGTTCAATCGGTACATCGTCGAGACGGAGACAAGGAAGCCCACTGTAGAGACCCTGACCACGGCTGGGGGGAAAATCACACAGAAGATCGCATATGAAACCGAGAAGCATTCAGAAGAAGCCCTGTTTGATCGGGTGGACACACAGCGAATCAATCAGCTCACGGCAGCACTCAAAGCATCCACGGAGCTGCAGCGCCTTCTATTGGGTGTACTGACGGCTGGCGATACCGAACGGTTGAAGCTGCAGCGTGAGGCATTGGAGCTTGAGAAGGAAAAGGCCAAGAAGGGCGATCTGGATGGTAAGTCCGTCACCGTTGTATGGGGTGAAGGCACGGAAGGGCTGGCGGACTGATGGCATTGATCAAGCTGACCGGCGAAAAGTATCCGAAACAGATTGAGTTTTACAAGGCTGTTGCCCGATATGTAGCTTTTGGTGGGAGCCGCGGCGGCGGAAAGAGCTTCGCGGCCAGACGTAAGGCCGTGCTATTGTGCCTCAACTATCCCGGCATTCAAGTGCTGTTTGTCCGCCGCACATACAAGGACCTGAAAGAGAATCATCTGCTGCAGCTCAAGGCGGAGATCGGGCATGTCTGCAAGTATGATAATGAATCACATGCCTTCCTGTTCCTGAACGGCGCAAGGTTGCGCCTTGGCTATTGTGACGCAGAAGCAGACGCCATACAGTACCAGGGGCAGGCATACGACATCATTTTCCTTGAGGAAGCCACACAGTTCACGGAATTCCAGTTCCATATCTTCACCGAATCAAACAGATCCAGCGGCATGATGCACATCAAATTCAGGCCGCGTATGTATTTCACATGCAATCCCGGTGGCGTCGGCCACGCTTGGTTCAAACGGTTGTTCATTGACCGCATATACAAGGGCAAAGAGCGCCCGGAAAACTATGTGTTCATCCCTTCCAGCGTCTACGAGAACAAGTACCTTATGGAGAATGACCCTGATTACGTCGAAGCATTGGAAAGCCTTCCAGAGGTACGCAGGAAGGCCATGCTATACGGTGATTGGAATGTGTTCGAAGGCCAATTCTTTGTGGAATGGCGCGACGAACCGGAAGGAAGGGCAAATGGTACGCATAGTCATGTCATTGATCCTATCGACATTCCTGTTGGGTGGAAGCGCTATCGCGGGGTTGACTGGGGGTATGCAAAGCCATTTGCCGTCGGATGGTATGCCATTGACCACGACGGAACCATGTATATGTACCGAGAGCTGTATGGAAGTGCTGGAGAGCCAGACAAAGGAGTCAGGTGGACACCGGAGCAGCTTGCCAAGGAAATCTTCTCAATCGAAAAGTCTCTTGAGCCAAAGGGAGTATACATACAGGGCATTGCAGACCCGGCAATCTGGTCAAAGGGCAACGGCGAGAGCATTGCTGAAATCATGGAACGGGAGGGCGTGTTTCACGATCCCGCAGACAATGACCGCCTGAATGGGTGGATGCAGGTTCATAACCGGTTGGATTGGGATGACCATGGCCGAGCAGCATTCTACGTCACCACGGACTGTCCTCACTTCATCCGGACAGTTCCGCTGCTTCTGCATGACAAGACAAAGGTCGAGGACGTTGACACAAAGCTGGAAGACCATCATGCAGACCAGTGGCGCTATGTGTGCATGGCACGTCCTATCGCACCACGGAAGGCATCGAAAGCCAAGCCGCGCATCGTTTGGAATGACCCGTTTTCTGATGGCAAGAAAGAACCTGCGGAGTATGGTTTCATGCGCCTGTGATGCGCTCGGATAATATGGAAACGGAGGGAACCAACATGCAGATGAATCTTTTGGGATTGAACATATCGATTGACAGGGCCAAAGCATCACCGCAGAGCTATTCCACTCAGAAGGTGGCGCGTGATGGCCTTGAAGCGTTGCGGAAGGCCAAGGATGGCCATGCGCTCATGGACCAGGAGATCGTTCAGAATGAGACATGGTACAGGTCCCGTCATTGGGAAGTGTTCAGAGGCAAGCAAGCGGTGGATCGCCCGGAACCTGTCACCGCATATCTGTTCAATGTCATTGCCAACAAGCACGCTGATGCCATGGATAACTATCCGAAACCCAACTTCCTTCCTGCAGAGCGTGATGATGACATGGAAGCCAAGAAGCTTTCCATGGCCGTTCCTGTCATCCTTGAGAAGAACGGATACCGGAAGGTCTATTCCGATTCCTGGTGGTACAAGCTCAAGCACGGGTTCGTCATCAAGGGCGTGTTTTGGGATGCGGAAAAGCTGAATGGGATCGGGGATATCCGGTGCAGCTACATTGACAAGCTGAATTGCACATGGGACGGGGAAACCATCGAGAAGTCCCGGAACATGTTCATCTATACCGAAGAATCCACTTCTGCGCTGAAAGAACAGTTCCCGGACATCGAGATCGGCGGACAGAAGGTTGTGCAGCCTCTCCGGTACACCGAGACTCCGGAGAACGCAAACAGCGAAACAACCCTCCTGGTTGATTGGTACACGCTCAAATTGGGTCCTGACGGGCGTGATATCCTGCAGTACCGCAAGCTGGTTGGTGAGAATCTTGTCTATGACTCAGACGCGGATGACGAACGGCCCGAAAGCGCCGTGGAAGGATTCTACAAACATGGGAAGTTCCCCGTTGTTGTGGATATCCTGTTTCCTATCGAGGGTACATCCTTCGGATTCGGTTTTATCGCCATAGCCAAGTCGCCGCAGATGTATATCGACAAGGTGGACCAGCTGATCGTCGAGAATGCGCTGCAATCAGGCCGGAAACGCTGGTTCCGGAAGAACAACGGTGCCGTAAACATGGCACAGTTTGCCGATTGGTCGCAACCGTTTGTGGATGTCGAAGGAAGCCTGGACGACGCGAACCTGCGTGAGATCGAGACGAAGCCGCTGGATCCTTTCATTTCGGCCCATAGGCAGTTCAAGGTCCAGGAATTGAAGGACATCACGGCAAACGACGTGTTCAACAGCGGGAACGGCGGCAAGGGCGTCACGGCTGCATCTGCAATCTATGCGCTGCAGGAGGCAGGCAACAAGGTATCCAGGGACATGATCGCCATGTCGTATGAGGCGTACCGAGAGGAAATGAACCTGATCATCGAACTTATCCGGCAAATGTATAATGTCACGCGCTCATTCCGCATTGACAATCCGGACGGGACATATGACTTCCAAGACTTCAACAACGAGGGTATGCAGGCGCAGCCGTATCCGGATCAGATGGGCATGACCGATCAGTACCGGGTGCCTGAGTTTGACATCAAGGTGAGTGCGGAGAAGTCCAATCCATACAGCACCATGCTCATGAACGAGATGGGGCAGGCCATGTTTGGTTCCGGAATGTTCAATCCGCAGATGGCAGAACCGGCGCTGGTGGCGCTTGAGATGATGCATTTCGAGGGCAAGGAAAAGATTGCTGAAATGATTCAGAAGAACAGCATGATGTACCAGCAGATGCAGCAGATGCAGCAGGCCTTGGTCAAGCTGGCCGGTGCTACGGGGATGCTGCAGCCGGAAGGGGGCGCGCCGAATGGTCAAGGTTGAATTCTACAGGGACAGACACGGATTCCAATCCATGGACCTGACGGGCCACGCTGATTACAATCCGGGGCAAGACGTGGTATGTGCGGGAATATCCGCTCTGGCGTTTGCACTTGCTGGGGAGCTTCACCGGAGGAAAGGTGTTTCGAAGAAGCGGTTCAGCCTGACGGATGGGATCCATGTTGAGGTAGAACCATTCTGTGATCCGAATGACCAGGCTATTGTCGATGCCGTATTTGAAACCACGCTGACCGGCCTGAGACAGATTGAGAAGAAGTATCCTGGACACATCGAGGTATCGGAGGTTGTTCTATGAAATGCCCGTTTTCTATGCTCATTTTTCAGCAAGAAAAACCATATTCGTTGTCGTTTCATTCGTTTTATTGTCTTCGTGATAGTCTCGAAACAGTAAGGCACCCCGGAAAGACGGGAGATGGAGACGCGCGGGATAGACCGCAGGAGGACTCATGTTTGACAAAACAATACTTGACATCGATCTGGCGCATTTTGATGGCGGCGAAGGCGGGGGCGCTCCGGCAGGCGGAACGGAAGGTTCTACGGCAGGAGACACCGAAACAGGAGTACCGGGATCACCCAACCCGGCACCGGCAGCAGATGCAGACGCCAGAAAAGCGGAATATGCCAAGTTCAAGGAGCAGTACAAAGACCTGTACGGCGAGGACGTGAAAGGCCATGTCGAGAACAGGTTGAAGAAGTACAAGCCGATTGAGCAGCAGATGACCGCAATCAATACCGATGTGGCGGAATTGCTCGAGCTGACCGGAGCGAAAGACCTGGCGGAAGCCAAGGAAAAGCTTCGGCAGCAGAGAGAGAAGCAGCTTGATGACGAGGCATATGAGAATGGCAAGGATCCGGCTGAATACCGAAAGGAAATGGAAACGGCCCGGAAGGCGCAAGCCTACGAACAGATCCAGCAGCGGGAATCCTTCGCCAAGAAACTGACGGAAACGTGGCACAACCAAGCGGCCGAACTGGCGAAATCCTATCAAGGGTTTAACCTTCAAGCCGTTGCCGCTGACCCTGCCGTCGTTGAAATGCTCAAGACCGGCCACAGCATGAAATCCGCCTATGAAACGGTGAACGCATCACAGATCCTTTCGGCGGTTCCGGAATACGAAGGGTTTGACTTCGGATCATGGACACCATCCAGCGCATTTACTGCGTTGCTTGAGAACGGATTCGAGATCAAGAACGCATTCGATGCCACCAATCTTGATTGGACGAAGCAGGCGGCAGCCAAGATGGCTGAGAAGCGCACCATTGACACGATCAGGGGCGGAACAAGGCCGAAGGAAATGGGATCGCAGAACCCAAATGGCGGAGCAAGAAACAAAGGCATTGTTGACATGTCACCCGCAGAAGCAAAAAAGGCAATGGACGACATCCTGGCAGGGAGGGCAAAGCCATCCGATTACGGGATGTAGAAGGGAAACAGTTATGAAGAACGCACTCTTGCAGGAAGTCGCTGACTTCCTCGAAATCGACATCCAGATGTTCAACAACACCAACACCACGGGCCAGACCGGCACCGGGCAGGACCTGTCTGCGGAGATGAAAACCTTCTATGACAAGTCCTTGATCGAGAACGCAAGGGCGAAACTGGTCCATGATCAGTTCGCGCAGATGCGTGACATCCCGGCCAATGGTGGCAAGATCATCGAGTTTCGCCGGTTCGCTCCTTTCTCCAAGGCCACCATGGCTTTGACCGAAGGAACCACGCCCAGCGGCCAGAAACTTTCTGTTTCTGCCATCACCGCGACCGTCGCTCAGTACGGCGGCTACGTTGAGCTGGCAGACATGCTTATCATGACCGCATTCGATGACAACATTGCTGCGGCTACCAAGGGCATGGCACAGCAGGCCGGTGACACGCTTGACACCATCACCCGCGAAGTCCTCAACGGTGGAACCAATGTGCAGTATGCGGATGCCCAGGTGGCAGCTCGTTACCTGCTTGTTGGCGGAGATTCCACGGCAGCCAACAACCATTACCTGAGCGTCAATGTTGTTCGCAGGGCTGTCCGCAACCTCAAGAACGGCAAGGCGTCCAAGGTTTCCGGTGACAACTATGTTGCCGTCATCCATCCCGATACCGCGTATGACATCATGGGCGATTCCGCATGGATCAATGCGTCGGTTTATGCTGGATCTGACCAGATTTTCCAAGGCGAAATCGGAAAAGTTCACGGCACCAGGTTTGTTGAAACCACGGAAGCGAAAATCTTCCATGCTGAAAACCTCACGGACGCTGCGCGCAACCTTGGAATCGCGTCGTTGTCAACGAAGACCTTCACCATGGACGAAGCCATCACCACGGCAGAAGCTACCGCGCTTGTTGGCCGTAAGGTTGTTGTCAAGGGCTATCAGCTGACCGTGGCGTCCGCCGTGGCCGGTGCTGCTGGTGCCGCGACCATCACCGTGTCCGAATCGGTTTCCGGTTCTCCCGGATCTTCCGATACCATGTATCCCGGTGAAGCTGGCG